CTTTAGCGGATCTTTCGATCTCCCACGTTCGGCCATTCAGGCCCCGTGTGGGAATACAGTGACAGTGGATTTATATTCAACGCGCCCCCCACTGTTCGCAATCATCAACTAACTTCTTATTTTTATCGCACGGTAAAGCTTCCGCAATACAATGAGTTTATATAGTATAGGCACGATCAAACTGATCAAGAGTGCGGTCAACATCACGACAACACAAGCAAAAGTTAACGAAGGTAAACTAAAAGGCTAACAGGGCAAGGCCTTCGGACATCACGCTGTCGAGAGCGCTCATGGCCTGTTTCTCTAGGTAATTGCCGACTTTGGCGATGCCGCCCTCAATCAAAGAGGGCACGGTTGCATGCACGCGGTCGGCAGCCTTAATGGCGAATGAATTCGGAGCCGGTGGGGGCTTTTGCAACTGTGACATCCCGTATGATGCGGTACTCCCGGCGCTCGGGGCTGCTGCACGCACAGTAAACTCAAGATTGAGCACGTACTCTGCGGAGAAGACCGAGACAGGGCCGGAAATATCGCTACCTTGAACCTCAAAAGCACATGAGGTCCAATCGAAATCCGTCATGGTATTGGTGAATTTCGAAACGGGGTGAAACGAGTGGGCGAGTGGGCCGAGCGGTTTAGAGCGAAACGTATATTCTGTGCCGGCGGCAATAGAAATAATGTTACACTCACCGCCTGACATAACACCCTTTACGATCTGTTGAGCACCCTGTTTAGGTGCGGGGTCAACAGAGATAATTGCAATACCCTTGGCATTGGTTGCACTAGCGGTGCACCGAAAAATAACGCCAAACGAGACAATGCGGATCTCTTCCGCAAGGTTGGTCAACATGGTCTGGCCAGCAGCTTGCCAATTGCCAGGCATGTCCCACTTACCCGTCACGGTGGAATAGCCCTGTCCCCAGAAAAGTCCGCCGGCTGGGACAAAGACACTACGCGAGGTACCTGTCGTGGTATCATTCGTAACGTCGATGACTTGGCGGATTTGAAATGGGATACTTGGAGGGCCACCGTCAGGACGTTGCGCAGCTCGAGCATGGATGCAAAAAGGGTCAGTAATACTACAGACAGCAGTATGATGGTTCTTCTTGTTCTGGGCACGTAAGGGAGCAGTGCGCATAAAAGTAGCAGGCCTGGGAATGGGTGCAGACGTTGATAGTCCGCCATTGCCCTTGCCACGCCGCTTCGCACGTCGACGGACACCGGGTTAAAGTGGACCGATAAATGAGGATCCAACCTTCCTTTGTTTCTTCTGTTTTGTCATTTTATAAGTTGCTTGTTAATATTATCGGACTGGGCACCATTCACAGTGTTCGTGTATTATGGCGAAAGAGGCTCTTATGGATGGCTACTTTCGAACGCCTACGCATCAACGCGTGCCATTTCCGTGACCCACGGAAAATTCAAAACGACCTCGAGACGGTCCGCGGCTTGTAAAGTACGCATGAACTCAAGGCAATGTTCGCCCTGAATACCATACCGCTCCATCAATAAGCGTGCATTAAGCGGATGCGGGTCGTAAGCACGCGTCACATGCTTCAATTCGGAATGCTCCCTGCCCCTCGCTTGTTGCTTGGAGGAGAGGTCAAGCCCTTTCTGAACATATTGCGAAAGGAGGGGAATGTGATGGACATCGGCGATCAGTCCAAGCATCGCCCCCCTAAAGTTCAGGGCATTCGGAGTAGTGGTACTCCAACCAACGCGAGTTAGTAGGCGACCCGGTTTAGGTCCCAAAACTGTCACACACGCACCCGTCTTAGGGTCTGTAGCGTACCAGAACAGTTTGGAGCAAAATTCCCAGTCACAGCGTCGGTCCGACACAATCGGGGTAGGCTTCAACCCAAGAGCTTTCAAGTAAGCGACGCAACGATCGATTAATTCGTGCGTGAGCTCGTCTTTGGTCCCAAAAGTAGTGTTGTCGTCACCACAAACAAACATGAGAAAATCTAGGTCG